TTACAAAATCTTCTAATTGTTTACCAGAATAATTCTTGTTTTTTCCTTCTTCAACTAATTTGTCTCTTTCTTTTTTTATAAAATCAAAAGCTTCTTGCAAATCTTTTTTAGTTTTTTCTATTGCAGTATTTAATGCGTCTTCTTCACTTAAGAAAAATCTATTAACTATTTCCTTATACAACTTATCCGTTTCTTCAAAATTTTCGTTTGCAACTAATTGTATTGATATCTCTCTAGCTAATTCATAGTCAGTATCTTCCATTGCTTTCTTATAAGCTTGTTTTAACTCTTCTAATGTTCTTTCTTCTTTGTTTTTTAAATAATCTATTTGTTCTTCTATTGATTTTAGTCTTTGCTTTGAAGCTTCAATTTCATTCTCTCTATCATATAATTCTTGTTCTATTTGAAGTAATTCAGACCATTTTTCAGAAGTAGACGAAACTGTATCTGAAAGTTTTAAATATTCTTCTCTTGTTTTATATATAAATCCCGAAACATTATTTTGTAATCCTTGAACATCTTTTTGATATATTTTTAGAAGAGAGTCGCTAAGCAAAGCATCTCCACCCATGCTTTTTCTTATTTTATCAATTGTTTCTTTTAATTTAGGTGGAAGTTCATCATATTTAGCTATTATTTTATTTATTCCTGCTTCATTAGGTATTGTGTTATACATATTTTTTGTTTCGTTCTCTATCATTTTACTCAATTCACTTATTTCTTCTTTTGTTCCAAAAACACTTTCTATAAAACTTTTTTCATCAGAAATAGCTTCCATATCTTTAACTATTTGACTATATAAATTTTTTAAAGCTTCTTTAGTTGTGTTTCCAAAATCTTTTAAATCATATCCTAAGTTTCTTATAGAATCAACAAACCCTGGATTATTCATTTCAAATTTATCTAATTCCTTCATAGATTCATATCTATTTTTTGCTATTGTTTTATAAGTTTCTGAAATCTCAACAAGTCTTTCAGCTTCCATTCTCATAGACTCTAATTGCTCAATTCTTTTTTCTTTTATTTTATCTAATTCAGAGCTTATATCAACATATAATCCTTTTTCAATTCTTACAAAGCTATTTAATTCAGGATACATTTCTATTATATCGTCAATGGATTGTTTTATATCAGATATATTTCCTTTTCCTGTTTCGGCACTTATATTATAAGCGTCCATTTGATAAACTAATTCATCATATTTTTTAATTAATCCATCAACATCTTTATCCATAAGTTCTAAATAACTATTTAATTGTTCCATACTATCTCTAAGCTTTGTTAAAGAAACATTATTTAAGTCTTCTATTTCATTAGTCGCTTGTCTTGTACTATTTACTAATGTTCCTAATCCTTGTATAATTAAATTTAATACAGTAGTTGCTCCCATAAACCAACCTGCCATAGGGCTTATATTTAATACTGCAGATAATCTTTTAAACAAACCTAAAACAACAGGCAAAGTCACTGCTAAAGCATTAGCACCACCAACTAAATTATAAACAAGTTGAGTTGTTCCCTCTAGATTAGCGTTAAAAGACAAAAAAGCATTTACAACACTTAAAACACCTTTATATAAATCTTTTAATCCTTCGTTATTTAAAATTATTGCATGATAATTATTTTGTATTGATTTTTCTAAATTTTCAATACTACCTCTCATTTTTTCAGCAGCAATATTTGTAACTCTCATATTTTCGTCAGTTTCTTGTAAGGCTTTATTTGTTTCTTCTAAGAATTTATTCCATTCATCATTAGCTGAACCAGTTAAGGCTAAAACTCCTCTCATGGATTGTATTCTATCAAAAAATATGTTCAAAGCTTGATTAGTGTCTTGAAGTCTACTATCATACCTATGTATAATATCCATGTTTTCATTAACAGCATTTTTTAAATCTTCTAAGAATTTCACTAACCCTTTAGCATTAAGAGCGGTTGTGTTATATTCTATACCTAAGATTTGAGCTAATTCAACAGCTTGTTTTGAAGGTTTTATTATATCTCCTAAAGTTCTAGCAATTGATGTAGCAGCCATTTTTGTATCTAATCCTTGTCTTGTTAAAGCAGCCATAGCTGTTGTAACTTCCTTAAAAGCAACACCAGTTTGAGCTGCGTATGGAGCAACTACACCTATTGATTCTGCTAATTCATCAAATGTTGTTTTACCATATTTTATAGCCATGAAAAAAGTATCATTTATATCAGATAAATCTTCAACAGTCATTTCCCATGCATTCATTACAGTTGTTAGAGCGTCTACTGATGTATATAAATCAGAAACCCCAGCCATTGCAGCTTTTGAAGCTTCTTTTAAAAATTGCATAGATTCTGCGGCGTCAACACCCGAAGATATTGCCCAATAAGCCGCCTTAGTTAAATCCTGATATAGATAAGGTACTTCTTTACCTAATTGTATTAACTCTCCTCTAAGAGCGGAGAATTCCTCTGTTGTTTGAGTTGTTAGAGTAAATACTTCTCTAATTCCTCTATCAAATTCTTTTGAAAATCTAGTAAAATCTCTAATCATATCATCTATTCCAAAGCCTATCCCGAACAAAGTTGCTAATTCAACAGCAAAAAAACTTAATTCTCTCATTGAAACGGCAGTTTGATTTAACTCATTTTGATTACTTCTTAATCTTTGAGTATTAGTTTGTATTTCTTGATTTTGCTTTTTATATGAATTTGTAGCTTCTTCTATTTTACTTTTAGTTTCTTCCATTTGAGAATTATACTTTCTTATTTGATTTACATTTCCTTGGCTTTCAGCAAGTGTTCTAAGTTGTTTTTGTCTATTATATACTTCTTTAAGAGCCGCTATTTGTTCTGTATATTCTCCATTAGCCGCTTTAACTTCAGCTGTTTGTTCATAAAAACTTATAGCCCTTATTTTCTTTTGTATTTTTTGTTTTTCTTCTAACTTTTTATTTTCTTCAGTTTGAGCTTCTGAAATTTTCTTTAATTCTTGTTTTGTTTCTATTAGTGCTTTATTATATTTTTCAACTGATTGAGCATCTTCATTTTTTATTCCTAAATTAGTCATTTGTTTATAAACAGATTGAAGCTCTTTTAATTTTTGAGTAACCATTGCAATATCATCAGATTGCCTTGCTTGGTCTATTATTCCTTTAAGCATTTCTTCAACTTTCTTTAAATGTTGCATTTTATCTAATTCTGAAGTAGCATTTTTTGCTGCATTTTTAGTTTTTTCTAATGCAGCATTTGCTTTTTCTAATTGTTTATCTATTTTCATGTCCTTCAAGCTGGTCGCAAATTTCTGAAAGCGACCTTCCATTTCTTTAAACGTTGCTTCTGCTTTTTTTACACTTTTTTTAAATTGATTGTTATCTACTTCTATACCTACTAATAATCTATCCAAATATTCTGACATTTATTTTCAACTCCTAAGCTTTTTCAACCGAAAATCCGGCTGCCATTAATTGTGATGGATTGGCATTTTCAATATAATCTTTTCCTCCTGCCTTACTATCTCCGGTGTCATAAAGGTTAGCAAAACCTCTTGAAATTAACAAAATCTGTGAATAAGTGTAATTAAGCATTATATCCGTTTTAGAAATTCCTTTATCTAGCAAAATCGTTATTGTTTCGGTGTATGGAATGTTTGATTTCCGTTCTTCACGTCTGCTTGAATCCCTGCTTGAAGGACTATTTCTAAAAAATGTTCAATCCTTGTCAAATCCATAGCTTTATGTAATGAATTTGTTATATCGCTTAATTTTATATTATATTGAAAAAATGTAGCTAAAACATCTGTATAAGTAAAACCATATTCATACATTTTATCTTCTATATCTTTTTCTATTTGTTCAATGTCATTAGGTACTCTATAATCTCTTAATTTATGTTTTAATTTTAAATGAGTTAAAAAATCTTTGAATATTCTTTTTGATTTAGGTAAATCTTCAAAATGAGTAAAATCCGGATGTTTGTTAATTACCAATAAAGCCATTATATAAACAGCGTCATCAATTATTCCGGAAATCTTTTTCTCTTTAAAAGCTTGATAAAGACTATGCCAAAATTCAGCAGTTATTATATCAGCAGTCTTTTTATCAACCTCGTTAACTCTGAAATCAGCTTTCTCCATTATATCTGCTAACTTGTCAAAAACTATTTCGGAAACAATTAAAACAGGCTCGTGTATTGTAAATTCTATACCAGATACTTCTATCTTTCCTAATTCGTTTTTATAGATGTCTCCTTCTTTAACTTGCAAACTTTTCTTTGCCTGTTTCAATAATTCTTCTTTATTTATTTTCTTTTCTTCTGACATTTTGAAACCTCCTGTATTAAAATTAATGTTCGTTCAATATTATTATAACAAATTCATTACTAATTATAACATTAAAAAAACCTCCCAAAATATGGGAGGTCATTTATGTATAATAAAATTAAAGTTTCATAGCGTAGAATTTACCTGTATCTATTGGGTTTCCAGAGTTATCTAAAGTAGTAGCGGCTGTAAATGATAATGTGAATGGGTTAGCTGAGCCTTTTTCTAATGTAATAGATGTCTGAGCTGATACATTAACTTTAGGGAATAACATATGGAAATATTCACCGTCAGAGTTAGGTCTAGTTCTAACAAACATAGATTTTGCTATGATTGAAGCAGAAGCTGGAATTGTAATTTCTCCAACTACACCTGCGTTGTTAGCGTCTGGTGAAACGTTATATTGTCCAGAGAATAATAATGCTAATACTTCTCCTTTTGCTTCAATTAAATTTATAGTACCGGAAATTGTTCTTTTTTGTAATTGTGTGTCTTCTGGGTCAAGGTTTTGGTCTGATTCAACTTCTAATGATTCTGGTGAAACATCAAAAGTAATACCTCCATTTGTTCTACCTAAATCTAAAGGGTCAACGCTTGGAGCTGGAGATGTTCCATCAACATAACCATGTTCTGTTAATTTGAACCTTGTAAATAATGAAACTCCTTCTGTATCTGCGTCATTAGTAGCTCCTAATTGCAAATATTCAGGGTATTTAGGGTTTGTATCAACAAGACCATCTTGAATATAATCAGCAAACATAACTTTGTCTACATTATAAAAATATCTCATTTATTGTACCTCCTATTGTTTTTGTATTGCCACAAAATTGAAAAATATCGCCCTTCCATACATGCCTAAATCTTCAAAATAATCTGGATTAATTGCTTGGTCTGGTATAAGAGTAAAGGTATAAGTAGGCTCTCCTAAATATGTAGAAATTTCGTAATTTTTATTTTTTAACTCACTATCAATAATTCTTCTCACTTCGAGATTTTTAATTAAATCAAAAGAACCTTCAAAATCATCAGTGTAAATTCCTATCTGAACTTTACCTTTTTGTGTTATAGAATTAGTTTGTTCATTTAAGGGAAGAGATATAACTATCTGTTCTTCTTTCCCTATGACTTTTCCTATATTTACTTTCCAATCTGGTAATATATCTTTTATAAACCTAGCCATTCCCGAAACTAATTCCTCGTAAAGCACTTTTTAAACCTCTTTTCACTCTTTTTTTGTCTAATTCTTCACTTAAAGGTGGTAATACAACATGATTTCTGTTAAGCACTTTTTTACCATACTGCATTCCGGCATATATAACAAGATTATATCTCATGCTCAAATCTTTTGCTATATTTATCTGTTTGTATGTATCTTTTAAATTAGCCTGTAAGTTGTAAACATAAGATTCTGTCCTGTATTGAGGTGATACACTACTATCAACTTGCGTTATCAATTTATTGTTTTTGTACAACCTCGCTCCCATAGATGCTCTAAGGTTGTAGGTTACGTTTTTAAAAGTACTTTTAGCAATTGCTTCTCTAACCTTAATACTAGCTATTTGTTTTAGGTTATCTTCTATTCTGTCATATAAAACATCATGTACCTTTTCTAAATTCTTTTTGATAGTTCCTTGTCCTTTTATATTAGAATTAAACATAACAAGTTCCTACCCTTCTTTTGTGCAATATACCTGCTTATGCTTTTCGTACTCTTTTACTTTAATTATAACAAAAATTTCTTCGGTATCAACATTTTTTATTTTTTGATAGATTTTATAATCAATAGCAAAATTTTCGCCTTTAGCAAATAATACTTTATAATCTTTCTCTATTATAGAGTCTTTCAAGGCTTCAAGCATATTTCCGGATATATCTTGAAAATCCACAAAAGGTACGGTTAACGGTGTTTCTGTTTCGCTATTAAGCGTAGGGATACCTATATCGTCTTTAGTTATATCTTGCTCTATATATAATAAATTATAATTATCCATTGTTAACACCTCAAAGTTTTATACCAGCATACCTTCTAAAAATAGCTTTAGCCTGTTCTCTTAACTCTTCTTTTTTATATTGCTTACTTATATCGCCTTGAGAATAACTCTCGAATAGATTAGGGTTATCAGCTATTGTTTCCAACAAATTAGCTTTTACCAAGAATATTTTCCCTATTTCAACGTCGGTATCGGTAGGGTCTATATCAAACATTTGTAAATAATTAGAATAATAAGTGTCTTCAAAAATTTTATTGTCTGTATCTGCTAAAACATTTTTTAATTTTTCTAAAGCTGTCATATTAAATCATCTCTATTCTTTTTCATCTTTTATTTCTTCAAAAGTTTTTATCTTAGTTTCTTTCGCTTTATCTCTTGAAATTTGATTTTGATAAGTTGCATATTCTTTGTTTATCTTCATTTTATCCCCTATTATAAATTCTTCACCTTTATTTATAATAGTTCCTTGTATATATAATTGTCTATCAGCTACATATAATTTCATTTAATTAACCTCCTATTTTGTTTAAGATGAAAACCCCCAAGTTAATGGGGGTTATTTATTTAATTAGTCAATAGGTTGTGCTATGAATATTTCTTCTGCACCAGGAAGAGAAACCAATGAAGTAGCACTACCAGTTGTAAATATTCCAATAGGTCTAACGTTTTCGTAAGTTTGAATGTAAATACCGTTTCTTAAAGTTACACCTACATTATTACTTACAGGAGCATACTGTTCAGCAGTAGGACCCATTAAAGTTTCACCAATATTAGAGCCAACCCATGTAAATTTATTGTCAGCCCAGAATTTAGCTTTTGTTTTTTTATCTGTTCTGTATTTATCTTCATCAACAACAATTTTAGGTAATCCATATCCAGCTAAAAATTCGTTCAATACTTTTAGAGTCAATGGAGTAGAAGCCCTATCAACACCATAAATCATTTTTCTAACATTTTCATTCAATAAGATATAATCTCTTATTTTAGTTGATGTTATTGCTCCTTCTGGTGTGAAATCTATTATTCTTAACCAGTTAATCATATCTTGAATAGGGTTAGAATTAGCTGTATCAGACCATTTTGAAGTTGAAGTTGAAATAGTAACCTTCAATTCATCTGGCACTTGATAATCAACTGTAAATTTTTGTCCACCTTCATCAACTACGATTTTACCTGTGTTCAATACTTCAGCTCTCATTTTTTCAGTTCTTGCTCTAACTCCATCATAAACAAAAGCAGTGTCATTAAATAATCTATTGATTATTCTATTTTCGTCTTTGTATTTTTTAGATAAAATGTAATCTTTACCTGTAATAGACATCTGTTGTTTGATAGGTCTTAATTCTTCGATGAATTTTTTGAATCCATCTCTACCTCTTAATTTACCTTCGGCAGAAAAACCTGCAAATTCGGCAATTATAGGCTCGTGGAATTCACCGATTATATGTTCAAAATCTAAATCATCAACTTGTTTATACGGTAGTATATTTTCAAGTAAATATTCATTATTGTCTCTTTCTCTTATGAATGTTTCTTGTATTCTACCTTGTAAAAAATCATTTATAGTAGCATTCATTATTCAAACCCTCCTTAAACTACGAATTCGATATTAGGTAACGCTGATTTTGTTTCTGGGTAATAATTAGGCATTTTTGTAGTGTCAACTTTTCCGTGGATAACTAAAACTGTATTTCCGTCAACTTTAGCCAAACCTCTTTCAAAAGTTTTATAAAAACCAACGTATTCAAAAGATAAACCAAATGGAACCTCAGAACCATCAGTACCTAAAACATAAGCACCTTCTGAAGCTGTTTGTCCTGCATCTAAAGTTATTGTGTTATTTTCAACATCAACTGCTGTTATAGATGCTGCTATTCCACCATCAACTTCAACTGAATCCCCAACTTTGAAAACCCATGCATTATCCACTGAAATTACTGTATCTGTAGAAGCTGCTGCTGTAAGTTTTGCTTTAGTTTGTGGTCTTATTGTACCATCTGCAGTAACCTTACCCATTACAGTACCAGCAGGTACTCCATCACTAGAAACATTAGCGTTTTTAACCATATATCCCTCAGTAGTTAAAAAATGAGGTGACATTAAAAAGCTTTCATTACCATCATAATTTATTGTAGGCATTTTCTATACCTCCTATTCTTTTTTATGCTTCTTCAAAAATATTTCTTCGTCTTTTTGAATTTGAAGTCATTGCTTTAACGACGTTCTTTATTCTGTCGCTTTCGTTCTTTGTTTTGTTATCACCTTTAGTAAATGTTGCTCCTTTTTTCTGGAGTTCCTCAACATATGTTTTATTACTTTTGTCAATCAAGTTTTTGAGTACCTCCAACCTTGCATCTATATCATTCTGGGATTGAGGAATTTCGCTAGGGAAAACCACATTAATAAATTCAGAATCTATTTTATTTTTAGTTAATTGACTTTCTGCGTAAACTTGTAGTCTTTCTTTTTGTAATTCTTCTTTCTCTTTAGCTATTTTTTCTTTTTCTTGTTCGTATAAAGTCTTATAATCATTGTTTTTCTCTGCTTCTAACCTTTTCAATTCTTCTTGAAGCCTTTCTTCCTGTTCTTTTTTTAATTTCTTTTCTCTCGTTTCAATTGCTTTTGTTACTATTCTATCCAATTCACTTTGAGAATAAGTTTTTCCGTCTTTCTTTTCTTCGGTTGTATCGTTATTATTTTCTTTTTCTTCGTTTTTACTTTTCAATGTTCCACCAGTAATATCGCTGTTATCTTTTGTTTCATCGTTTTCGTTAGTACCGTTTTTGTCTGCAAACAATTGAATGTCCATATCAAAACCGTTCCTAACTTCATCCTTTTTAGGCATACTCATAACCTCCAAATACTTTTTTCTTTTTTTTGAGTTTAGATTTTGTAACTCTTACATTACCGATTTTAACATATTTTTCGTTAATATCGCAACTGTAAAAATTTCTCTTGTTTAATGTAGCTGATTCTGCAAATACACCACTGCCAGAAAACGTGTCTAAAAGCACATCTCCTTCGTTTGAATATCCTCTTATTAATAAGTTTAATAATTTCATAGGTTTTTGAGTAGGGTGGTCCACTCTTTCTTCTTTCGGCATATTTTGTTTAGAATAAATTTTTAAAATTGAACTTCCCTCTCTATAACCATTATTTTCTTTATAATAATTTTGAAGATTTCCATTTTTATCTACAACATCTCTCCCGTTTTTGCTTCCAAACTCTCCAGATTTTCTAGTTGAGCTTTTTTGTATTTTATACTTTTTATGCCCATAAGTCCTTAAAGCTTTTCTGTTAAAAGTTAATCTAGATACTTTTTTTAATTCCGGTTTATAAAAAGCAAAAATAAGCTCATGTTTTAATAAAGGGTGTATAGCTGTTTTTGTTTGAGAAACAGAAATATCTTTATACCAAATATACTCAAATTTTCTTTTAAAACCAGCTTGAAGAGCTGCAAAAGCCATTTCTACAGTCCCGACTAGAAAAAACCATCCGTCATCTTTCATTACTCTTTTGTATTCTTTAAAAAGATTGACAAAATTCAAATCTTGTTTATCAAAATCCAAAGATGTAGTTAACCAAGGTGGGTCAGTTATAACCATATCTATAGATTTATCAGGTAATTCTGACAATAACTGAAAAGCGTCTTTTTTCAATATTTTATTCATTTCTGGCATGTTAAAACCTCCATCAATTTATCTTTTGTCCTTGCTTATTTTCCGTATCTCTTTTCAAATCTTCTTGTTTTTTCTCGGCTTCAAAAAACTTAGGTAGCTTTTCTAGTCCTTCTAAAGCTTCTTTTTCTTTAACATTAAGTATTTTAGCAGCCCTTTTAGCTGCAGCGTTTCTATTGATTAATTTATTAGAAAACGCAGAAATAACCATGTTTATACTATCTAATTTATTGTAGCTTATTATTTCCTCAAATTCTATACTTATATCAGAAAAATCATTTCCAAACATTTCTTCAAGATAAGAAAAAGCTTTTTTCCAATTATAAACCTCGTTTTGTCTATACTTTTCAATAAGGCTTACCAACCCTGTCATTTTTAAATATAAAGCATAACCGGAAGAAACACTACCTTTTGTCAATTGATTTAATTGAAGCTCAGGGTATTCCTCTTCTAACTCTAATTTTAAATCTTTTTTATCTTTAGCCATCATTCCAGCTACCGTACCATTCATTTCTAAAAACTTCATATCAGTACCATCTGGAACAGGTAAGAAATTAACTGTAGTCCTATTAGCTATCATATCTTCTGTAGTTCCGTATGCAGTATCTTCTGTTTCTTCATCAAAATTCAAGGCTGCATTTCCTACAACAGTAGGGTCTCCATGAATTCTGAATATATTTCTCAACAAATAATCATTCTCATTTATAATATCAATACTATCTTCTATCCCTTGTACCCTTGAAATATTCTTAGTTTTAGAAGAATCTATTGTTTTGAAAACAATAACCGGAACAAAAGAATATGGAACAATTTCGTTATATATTTCTTCTCCGTTTACTTTTATCATTTTTCTTTTGGTTTCATTTTCATCATAAAAATAAGCTATTTCTATTGAATCGTTATTAATATCATTAAAATTTATTTCTATTTCGTCTATACTCCCGTCATCTTTATAACTTACTGTTTTAACATCATTGACAGTATATTCTTGAAACATAAGTTTATCTTCATTTCTTATAAGTTCAACAAAAACCATTCCATCAATCAATTGTTTTTTTAATTTTTCTTCGTTAAAAGCTATAAAATTGTCTACATTTATATACTTTTCTGGAAAGTTTCTTAAATTCATTCCTTTAAGAATGAAAAATATATCAGTGTTTATTATCCTAGACACAGGGTTGTACTTTATAGGTACTATAGGTGCAATCCTTCTTGCTCTTTTATACAAGTCTATATCTTCGGTGTTTCTATTATACAAATACCAATAAATATCTTTATTTATCATCTTATAACTCCCCTCTGGACAATTTTTCTTCCACTGCCTATTTTTATCCTCTTCCTTTTAGCTTTCATATTCAATCTGTATTTTTCAACAGCATATCTTAAAGCGTCTATCGCATGATTAAATTTATCAATAGGTACATCAGTAGGCTCGTCGTTTTTATCAGTTTTCCATTTATAAGTTGTCAATTCTCTAATCAAATTTTCACATTTAGGGGAAACAAATATTTTCCTTCCCTTTAACCAGTTAATACCGTCTAATATACTACCATGAGATTTACTTGCTTTAACTGCATTTATACCATTTCTTTGAAATTCTGTTATTGTATCTGGTCTATTGTTATCACAAATAACCATTTGATTTTGAGGTACTCTTTTTTTTATTTCCCTCATGAATTCTGCCCCTGTTTTTTTATTGTCATAATATTCATCAAAAACATAAACGTTTTCATCTTTTATTCCAACTCTTATTAAAACATTAGGGTCATTAAATCCAAAATCGACACCATTACTAACCACATCAAAATCTCTTTCGGTATATTTAAAAGATTCTTCTTTCCAATTTGTAAAAATAATATTGTCAAGTTGTCCCCATTCTCCTAAAGCATAAACCATGTAGAAATAAGGGTCAACGTCTTTATAAGACTCAAGAGTTTGTCTATCCTCTTCGGTTAAAAATTTGTTATCTAAATAAGTTGTTCTTAGTTTTATAGTATCATTTTTTCTATTACCTTCATCTATAAAATACTTTTTTATCCAATGCCTTTTATCAGTAGGGTTAAGACTCATTATTATTTGCTTAGGTACGTTTTTAAACCCCCTAATTCTTGCGTCTAATTGCTGAAATTCTTTCTGAGTTATCTGGTCAGCTTCCTCTACCCATATGTCAGTAATTCCTTTTATGGATTTTAATTTATCTACATTGTCAAGACCAGAAAATATAATTCTATTTCCAAATGGACCTTCTATATCATATTTACCAGCTTTTCCAGTTGGCACTTTAAAAACTATGTCTCTTAAACCCCAACTGTCAATTATATCCGTTATTTCAGCAAAAACTGACTCTTTTATTGATGTACCAACTTTTCTTATAACTAATGTTTTATGTCCTGCTTCTGTTAGATGTTTGTATACTATTTTTTGAGCAACAAACACACTTTTACCACTACCAGCACTTCCATAAATTATTTCAAATCTCTTTTTACTAAAAAGTAAAGGGAAATAGACTGGATTAAAAGCGTTAGGGTCAATATTTATTCCAATATTAGGCATTTAATTCACTCCTATTCTTCTGGTTCTCCTTGTACGCTAACATCAACAGTAAGATTACCACTAATATGAGCTTTGTCTTTTCTTCCCCATTTTTCAAAATGTTTTCTTTCAAGATACCATGCAGAAGCATTCCAATTTGTTTGAGCATGTTTTGCTATATTAGCAACATGATACATTTCAGCTTTTGCGTCGGCTTGATTTAATATCTCTTGATATATTACTGCTGGGTTATACTTGTCAATTTTTTCTTTTTCTGTGTTAGCTTTTTTCAAAAAATTAAAAACTACATCTGAATTAAGCCCTAAAGACTCAACAGCAGTACTTGTAAAATTACCACCGGATACTAAAAGATAAGCTTGTAGTAATTGTTCTATTGTCATAGGCATTCCTTTAACACCTACATAATGCATATGCTTCCAAATTTTCTCTACTTCTTTTGCTTCATCTCTAGTTATTGCATTAGGGTATTTATCTTTATTATAAAAATGCCCTTTAGAAAGATATAACTTAGGTATCAATTCATCTAATCTTTCTTTATATTTTGCGTACTGTTCTTGCATGTAGTCAGAATTTTGTACGTCTCTCTGCATTTTAGCAGCTCTTTTTTTCATCTAAATCACTCTCCTAGAATTCATGAGTTATATTTCTTTTTTTGCCAAACTCTGACTCTATCTCATGTTCTTTAAGAAATGTATTTGCCTCCTGTATATCTCTGAAAACTATATGTAAAACATATGTAGGCTCTTCATTAATTTCATCTTCGTCAACATCATCTTCGGTTTTATCCTCTTCAAAATCTATTTCCTCTTCCAACATATTGTTTGTTTCTTCAACTGTATCTGATACCTCTTTTAGCAAAATATCTATCTCAGCTGGGTCAAAACCTGTTAAAGAAGCGTCTATATTACCGTTTATCTCGTTTATCATTTGAGATAATAGGTCAACATCCCAATCACCGGATATTTTGTTAAAAGCTATATTTAAAGCCTTTTGTTTAGCTATAGATAGCCCAGAAACGACTAAAACGTCTAAATTTCCATTTTTATCTACCCCTGCTATTTCTTTACCTGCCTTTAGCAGCTCCTCTATCGCCTTCTTTCTTTGATTCCCTCCCAATACCTCTAATTTATCCGTAGAACTCAACAGTGAGCTATATCCGAACTCTAAGATACTATTTTTTAGCTTCTCTAATTCCTCTCTTTCAATTTTTCTAGGATTCCCTTTGAAATTCTTCAAATCTTTTATATTAACTTTCCTAATTTCTGTTTTTATCATATTAAACCTCCATTACATTTTTATTATAGCATACTAAAAACCTTTATTTTTATAAAGAATTACTATACCTCTGAGAAAAACTTAAAGAACTTGGATTTATATACAGTTTTCCATAAGTTTTACTAGGTTTAAAAGCTCCATCTTCTCTAAGAAATATGACTTTTGTCATTTTATTTTTTTTACCGTTTTTTAAAAGTATTTTTGCGTTCAATATATGAAAATTATCATCTTGACTAATCTCTTTTATGACGAATCCAGTTATATTAGGCAATAAATATTTTACTCTATGGTCTAACATTTCTTTGAAATCAAGTTCAAAATTTCTTTCTTCCTTAAGTTTAAGGGATTTATTAACTATTTCTTTGTATGTCGGAGATACATATTTAACATAAATTGTATTAAATTCCCCTTTTTTCCATAAATTCATTATCTTTTTTATTCTTTTTTTGTCTTTTTCCATCACCATTACGCTTTTTCCTCCCCTATCGCTTCAATCATTAAGTCAATTACGGTCTCTAAAGGCTCAATTTCCTTTAATTTTTCTTTGTAATTAAGTATTTGATACGATAATACCCTGTTTAGATTGGATTCTTCACTTTTTTCAAGATATTTGTCGTATTTTGTCGTTTTTTCTCCTACGTTTTCTATTTTTTCTTTCTCGGTTTTTTCCTCTTCGTTCTCTAAAGTTTTCATTAGTTGTTTTAATACCTCTACATAAAGAAAATATCTTTCTTCGTTGATTTCTTTCTTATGGTCTGTAATAAACATTAAAATTTCACTTATTATTTCTTCAATATCTCCCAACTCTATCACCTCCTATTTGATATTATACATGAAAATAAAAAAAAGACTCCAATTAAGGAGTCTAACTTTCTGGGGTAAAAAATAAATAAGGGTTTTAATCTTTCATGAGAAAAAACTTTGGCACTTCTGTTTAATTGTAAACTAAAGCCTTATATTAGAAAAAAGGTTTACAACTAAACATTTATATTAAGAGAGAACAAAATGATGGTTTTCTCTAAAGAGCCTTCAAGACGGCTAAGACTATCCGGCTCTTCTATAAAAATAACTAAATAAGGAGTAAATATATGTAAAATGGGATTTTTTTCTATTAAGAGAGTTTGTTTTCCAACAATCCCTCTCACATAATATAAAAAAGTAGGTGAATGTTTTATGGCAAAAACATCATATGGGAAAAAGAATATACAGAAAGGTTGGTGAGACCTTTGTAAATCTATTTCAAAAACAATTATTATACAGTATAACCGGTATTTCGCTCTCCCTATTTCAAAGAGAGAGCCAACACCGACAAATCTAGCTCACATACTCTTAAAGGAGGGCAGCCCCGAAGCTTGGTCGAACTTCGCACACTGCTTAAAACAGGAAAATTATTTATGAAATACAATTTTCTTCATTTCAAAAAAATTATAGCATACTTTTAGCTTTTTTGTCAATTGATTTTTTATACCCGTAAACCCTTCGGTTTTTCGAAGGGGGGTTCGATTTTTCGAAGGGGGGTTCGATTTTTCGAAGGGGGGTTCGATTTTTCGAAGCATAATAATATAATATAATAATATAATATAATAATATATATTAAGGTATTATAATATTAAGGTTTATTATAATATTAAGGTATTATAATATCTATGTTAGAATTTTTTTCTTTTTTTCTTTCAAACCCTCATTAAGAGCTGTTTTTAAAGCTTTTTTCTTCAAAAATAGAAATTTGACTCTTTTCTGATATCTAAAAACCTCTTTTTTCTTAATGCCGACCCTCTATATATATTCAGTGTTTATTTTTTTTTTTTTTTTTTTTTTTTTTTTTTCTGTAAAATTATATATTTTATGTAGCTATAATGCTTTTTTTCTTTTAATGCTTAGATTTTTTATTTAAAGACCCCCTGTTGTTTTTTTTTAAAACTTATTTTTCCTTTTGATTAAAATTTCCTCCTACCCTTAATGCTTTTTAAAAACTTTTTATGGGAGAGGTTATACAGTATATTTAGGTTGTTTTTAGAGAAAAGGTGGGTACGCGATTCGTTTTGATTACCCCTTGAAAACTGGTATACACCCTGATACAATTTTTAAAATTTCAATAAAATCTTTATGAGTCGAAAATGCCAAAAAACTGATTAATTAACTAATCATTTGATATACTAATTTGGTATATGGTTAAATACCTGTTATCACTCCGTAATTGATAGTGCTTATTAACAAGTAAAATAAGCTATCACTCTAATAAAAAGAGTGATAAAAAAACCTATCAGACAAGGTAAAAGAGTGATAAAATTCTAAAACAATAATAAAAAAGGGCGTTCTGATACCATTACAACGACAAGGTATCTAATAGCTAACACAAGAGACTCTATATCAACCCTGGTATATTCTATTAAAAAAGATAAAAAAGTCTCTTAAAATTGAAATTAAGGGCATCTATGTGAAGATAAAACCTATACAACTTATAAATAATAATATAATTAGATACGGATATAAAAAGAACGGATATAAAACAATCTAAAAATAAATATAACCTGCAATAATAAAGCGTTCTAATAACCTAAAGACAATAAAGCTAAAAGTAATAAACCTCTATAATCTGCAATAAAAGTAAATTACAACCGACTACAAAAACAAAAAAACTCAAAAAACCTCAAAAAAACAACCTCAAATGCCCATCAATTCTTAACTACAAGCAATTTAAGTAACCTAAAAAGAATTTTAAAACCTCTGTAACCGGCATCAATTCTACACTATAACCGACTATCAACCCCCTATTTATGTTAACTCTATTTAAAATATCAGTTACCTTTATATTTATTGTTATTGAAGTGCAATAATAGTCAATATTATAACAATACATTACAACATTTGACAACAACTAACAAAAGTGTTAGAATTTTATCGTAACTTGCAAAAGACAACAAGCTAATTGAAAAATAAATAAAATTAAACGGTTAACAACCTTATAACGCTGGTATTTATAACCCTTTTAACCCGTTACGGTTAAAACAACGGTGAATAAACGGTTACAAGCATTTGTTAGCTTATAAAAATTTTATTGTTATAGTTCTACCTCTTTTTTGTTTTAACTATGTTAATTTTTTTAAAATTGACATAATTAAGACAAGCTATCATTTTTTTGATAGCAAAAAAACTAAAAAGGGGGCTTTTTGTTATGACAAAAAGTGAGATTAACAGATTAAAAATTGAATTAGAAACATTGAAAAACTTGGAAAAACAAGGTATTACAGGACTTGAAGAAAAAATCGAGGAAAAAGAGCGAGCCATAGAGCTTGGTCAGAACGCTGGTAGTTACGGTATAAAGCTAAAAAAAGTTTCTGATACGGAAACGGGCGGCGGTCTTTATGATGTTTATGTTGAAGTAGAATACGAAACAGGAAAAAAGGAAAAAAGATATATTAAAAAGAATATAAAAAAACATTACGCATTTCAAGTCAGAAACGTTTTATCATCTTTTTTTGAGGCGTTTTTAGAATCCGACATAATTATCAGACCTAATTTTCTTGAAATAATGGAAGACAACGTAACAAAAAAATAAAAACTCTTGAAACAAAGATATAACCGCGGTTTCGGCTGCGGTTATATTTTTTGTCGTTTATTATGTAACAAATAAGTAAACGACACGTTTTAAATAACCGTTTATATAATCTTTAATCATAAAGATTTTACAAGCGGTTATGATACTTTTTTTTGAGTCTACATTTGTTTTTTTTTGTAGACTTTTTTTAAAAAAACAACCTCGAAACAAAAAAACATAAAATGTCGCCTCTATGATGTTGTATATAGACTCATAGAGTAATTGGATATTTTATGTTATATAAATATTCATAGAGTACAAGAAATTCACTTGTATTTTATTGAGTATTTACATAAAGGAGGAAGAAAATGAAAATAGGATATTATGAATTAATTACAGGAAATTTAGGTTACTATGACGGAGTAGTGTTAGAAGATGTAGATGCCAGAGAAACATACGAAGATTATGAAGCTGAATTTATGGCTGAGAAGTATTTAGGTGAAAATATATAGAGCTTATGAGGGTTTTGCCCTCATAGGTTTTATTATGTTTTCATAAAGGGGGCAAAATTATGGTTTTAGAAGTTTTAGAAGATGGCACGTTCATCTTCGAATACTCTAAAGGCATGGAGCTTTTGGAGTATTTCATAAACGTAAAAAAACGTGAGATTAAAAACCTCACATTACATAAAAATACCATCAGTTTTAAGGTCGGTGGTATTTTATGACAAAAGTAAAAATATTCATAATTTGCATTATAGTCCTGGGAGCGTTTTTATCTATGTTCTCAGGATATAGAGACATAGAAAGATGGGGAGATATTGCATCTCCCCGAGTTACATTTAGTTTTATAGAGTAAATACATAGTATTTATTCCATAAAGCTACTAATGTAGCTAATAAAAAAAAGGGGTGTAAAAAATGAAGTATTATGAAGTTTTACTTGTGTTCTCCACACTGGAGACACAAAGAAAATATGTTAAAAGTGAAAATGAGATGTCATCTTTTGATGTTACACATTTCCTTGCTCATGAAGATGACGTTGAATATTACCCGACTCAAATTTTTGTGAAAGAAAGGAAAAACGTTTCAGCTTTTCCTTTACACAAAGATGAGGAAGAAAGATACATGTTATACAACATAGATTATTCATCATATTCAATAGTGAATGGTAGTAAATTGTATGAAAACGGATATTTAGATACACGAGGATTAGAAGCTATTGAGTCATTTTTTGGAGAAGATTATGATGAAGGAGGTGACATCACCAATCCTTCAGAATACATAATCGACTCTTATGGGAGAAGTTTTTCTCCCATAGTTGACGGAATCACAAATAGAGAAATTTGCGTCATCCCGATTGAAAAAAATGATGACGTTATATTTATTTAGTTCATAGAGCCGGTGACAAGTTCACCGGTTTTATTGAGTTAAATAATGCCCGAAAAGGGCAAATACATAAAAAGGGGTGTAAGTATGAAAAGAGTTAAAGTTTTTACTGATGAAACATTTTATTACGAAGAAAAATGGACTAAAAGGTATGGCCATGAAGTAGTTGTCACTGTACCACCATATTACGACATAGACAAGCTTGAAATCCATTATTCCGAAGATGAAGAAAACATTTATGGTGAAGTAGAAATGGAAAGGGAATTAGAAGTGAATAAAATTCCCTATTTCATAGTAAGAAGATATTATGGAAGCGATATGTCAAAGTACGAAGAAACTCTGTACTTGACAGAAAAATTTAATTCAGAACAGAAATTCAGAAAAGAATGGATAAAAGATTTAGAACAATTTATGTACCGTAATAAATTTTTGTTCATTCCTGAAACAAATGTAGTTGTTATTTGTGAAGATGGCAGAAACATGAGTTTTGTTTACATAGAAACCCCCATAGCAAACCATAGAGAGCTACGAAAGTGGCTCAAGAAAGAAAATTACATTAATTAAGTAAAGCGTTCAGCCGAAGGGCGAATGACTTGAACGGTTGCAATTTACATAAGCAATTGTTTAGGTTGTTCGCCCTTTTTTTTATGTCTTTTTATAAGTGATATTTTATGTATTATTTATAAAAGTACATACCTCTTTATCATTGGCGTTTTAAGAGTATTTTTTAATTCAATTGAATAAATAGTCAATTAAATGCAAAAAAAGCTCACAGCGTTCAAATTATAAAGAGATATAAACAAGTTTTTTATATATTTATATTGTATTTTAGTATTGAACAAAAACTAAAAAGGGAGTGATTTTATGTCAAGTCGTTATTATTACTACATTAAAATAACCGACAACATAAAAGAGTTTTTGAGAAACACTACATTAACGGGTTATGACAGTATAGCTTTTAATGTAGATACTAAAAAATTCAAACTAGTCAACCGTGAAGATGTAAGATTTAATAATATTCATAATGGTGCTTTTAACGACGTAGAGTATTCAAGCAATTACACTATGATTGTTGAAGGCATGATGTTGGAGTTATTACACAAATATTTCAAAGGCGGTGATAATTTTGAGTCATAGAGGATGGAGTAATTACTATACATGGTGCGTATGGATTGAAATGACAAACATAGCACCTAACTATAAAAAAGTAAAAGAACATAAGGAAGAGTTAGAAAATATGGTAGAGGATAAATTCAAAGAATTCATGAAAGAAAACATAAATTTTTTAGTTGACATAAGATGGGAAAAAGTAGATGTAAAACAGATTCAAAAAAGACTATCTTATTTCAACAGAATATAAGGGGGTAGAATTTATGAAACTTAGATATTTAAGTAATGCAATAACAAAGGCAAAACAGAGGCTTAAAAGAATTGCAGCCGAAGAAGGTATTTATGAAAACTTCGGTCAAAAAGAAGTGGATAAAATAAAAGACAAATACATAGATTCATCAAAATACACAGACGAAATGAATGAAGCAAGAAAAAAGGTAGAACACTTTAGAGAATGGTGTTCTACATACAATGGGGAGGAGTAATCATGGGAGAAAATATTTATGTAGTTAACTATTACGAAGAGAGAGATGGTGGAGTGGAAGGCACTCAGTATTTCCTCAGAAATATTGGGGCATTTACAGATTTTGAAATGGCAAATAAAACTTTAGCCATGTTTAAAAACAAGAATCCATCATGGTTATGTTGGATTGATGTATACAGGAAAACTGATACCATAAAAGATGTAGTTAAATAATTATTCTTAGAGCGTCATGCAATTTAGATGTTGCATGACGTTTTATAGAGTAATTAACTAAAAAGGAGGGATTTTATGTGGATTGTTATTGAAACATTTCCAAGTGATTCAATGTACATACTAACTGATGAGAATGGTGGAACTTTGGTTTTTGAGAATTTTGGAGAAGCTTTATCAGCTTCTTGGGATTTACAAGATGGATTAGTTGTAAAAATATAAAAAGGGGGTATAAATATGAAGATGTCAGAAAAAGATTATGAAAAGATTAAAAGGTATTTCAGCTTGATTAATAAGGATTTTCTTGAAAATTATTTAAAAGAGAAAAAAGCATATTTAACAAAAGAGATGGGGCGAGAGCCTTCATTGGGAGGACTATTATATAATGTTCTCTATGGTTATGGTTTTTGCTCAGGATTTAGAACATCTAATTTAGAAGGTGATGGGGAATATAACGACAAACACATAGAAACTGCTTTAAAAAAGGCATACAAAGAGGTGACAGAAAAATGAAAGAAAAGATAATACTATTTCACAATAAAAGAACTGGAGTAATATCAGATGGCGGTGGAGATATTTTAAGCCGCCTTTATTTTGAAGATTTTGATGAATATTTAGCTTGGAAATATGTTTTTAAAGCTGAATTATTAAGTATAGGAGCAACTAATACTACAAAAGATGGTGAAATAACATCTTTTTCTGTATTAGCTTTAAAAGAATTAAAAAAATATATAGATATTTCACACTATAACTTAGTTAAAAAAAATGGTATAGATGGCATTAAGATACATGATATAAACAATGAAGAGCCATACAGGACAAAGCTTTTTGTATGTTCTGAAAGAGAGAATGGTAAAGTACAAGAATGTATAAGAGGTTATATTAAAAATGATAGAATTTTGACAATGTTTCCATATCAAAAAAATGCAATTGCTGTAAAAGAAACTTATTTATCAGGAAGAAACAAAATAAATGAAAAAATATATTAAAGGGGTGAATTAATAATGAAAGATTTTAAAATTGAATTAGAAGAAACTAACATGAAGGATTTCATAGAAAAAATGAAGAATGGTGACGGATGGTGGGACGGAAGCCTTCCAAAAGCCATAGGAAAATATCTGGAGGATTTGTTTGCTTGTGATGTAGACGAAAAATACGATTGTACTATCATTAGAAAAAAGTGGACCACAGGTTATGGTTCTAGTTTTCACTACCATTATTCATGGGAAATTTGTTCGAATGCTTCAATTGCTCCATTCCGAATGGATGAATTCGGAACTTCAAGTATTGTCGATGTAATATTCGGTACAAGGTATGAAACGACCCTGAAAGAAACACCAACAGGGTATATAATACATACAATGTATTAAATATGATTTTAATTATTTTTGGTTTATGATCATTATTATAAAAAAAAATTAAAGGAGTGATTAATAATGAAAGATAGGATAGCAATTATTACAACGGGTGAGCCAATAGAATCAGATACATGGATTTATTATTATCCAGAGAAAAAGATGTTTGGAAACAGATATAACGAATACAGTTTAATAGATTTAATAGAAGTCATTGCAGATTTAGATTATAACGAATTTCCAGAAAACACTTTTATTGATTATGAAAATTTACAAGAAGCAATTAATCATATATATGGGAAGGATGAGGAATTATGATTTTTAAAAACATTAATGATTTAAAAAAAATAAAAGGACTAACTATTAAGATGAAAAACATAAAAAGTTTTTTAAAAGCTCTTAGTAAAGTTGGTTATGGTTATATAGATTATAATAAATTTATTAATAGCATACAAAAATACGGTGGTATAACTTTATACAACGAAAACAAACCGACAAGGATTTTAGCATCATATATGAACTTTAAAGACAAAGAATATATTATAATTAATAAAATTAATACAGTAGAAGATATGTATATTATATTATATAACCATAAATTAATAGGTGGGTATGAGAAAAATAATGTTCAACTTGTTTTTGATGAACATACTTTAAGTGGGAGAAAAATAATAGAAGGTAATTTAAAAGATAGTGAAGTTGAAAATATAAAAGAAACAAAGCAATATGAATATGATGGTGTTTCATATAATGTAAGAAAAATTATTGAAGAAGAGGTGAAATGAAAATGTTTTATGTTAGTTGTGTAGATAAATTTTTATCATGATGGGGAGAAGCTAAAGGATTAAAAAACAAATTGATATTTGAATGTAAAAATGATGAAGAAGTTGAAAAAATAGCTGATATTTTAGATGAAAGAAACGAAATGAAATATATATACAAATATACAGAGAATTTTCCTAAAACATTATTGAATGTTAAAGATTTAAAAACCGAAAATACATTCTATCAGCTAAAATCTGCTGAAAAATGGATAAAAATGAACAAAGGGAGATGACTTTATGGAAAAAGTACATGTTTATTCAGCATATGCTTATAAAGAATACGAAAAAGAAGCAAGAGAACATAACGAAAAGCTATATAAAAAATTGAAAGAAAACAACAGAGTTAAATATGAATATAATAAAAGCACAGATGTTTTTGATGAATATCATATTATAGAAAATCCAGATAATTTAACTAAAGGTGAATTAGCTTTATTAGTAAGTGGAAACAGGTTGCACTTTGGTTTTGCAGCTAATGGTGATTATATAAAAATTTACACAGATTAAAGGGGGAGTTTTAAATGCTTAGTATTTTATTTATGGCAGTATGTTTTGGATTGATTAGTGGAAAAATATCCGAAAAAAATGGAAGGACTTTCGGTGGTGGTTTTGCATGGGGTTTCTTTTTAGGAATCATAGGTTTAGTAATTGTTATGATGAGAGATTAAGTGAAGGGGGCATAAGCTCCCTTTTTTTGAAAGGAGAATTATTTATGGGCATAAAAGAGTTTTTTGAAGTATATAAGCCACAAAAAATCAAAGAAAATGAATATAAAACATTTTTCTTAGATAATATAACTGACTTATTAGCTAAAAAATACAATTTCAAAAAAGTATCATCAGAATGTTATACGTATAAAAAAGAAGCTATAATCACTTATTCAGAAGGAGATTTGATTATAGAACTATTTGATGAATGTTGGGATTTTTATCGTAGACTAAATGAAATTATAGGAGAGGAGGATTGATTATGTCTCAAGGATATTTCAGATACATGTTTGAGAGAGAAAAAAGAACATCAGAATTAGATAAAAATATAATTCAAATGTTAGTGGATTTTCTTACAGAAGAGGAATATAAAATAAATGAAAAGTTTGCAATTGCTGTTATAGGTTATTTTTACAACAAAAAATATAAATCATTAGAAGATTTTTTAAAAGATATTTCACCTAACTTTGAAAAAATAGAAATAAGAAAAGCAAGTAATGACATTTTTTTAATTTATTTCAGACATAAGACAATATCAAACATAAAGTTTAAATTTTATTTTGATATAAAAAATTTTAAATTTACAGATATGGACTATTCATTTGAAAGTTATCTAAACGTTAAAATATGCCCTAATTGTGGTTCTACAATAAGAGATTATGATTATAGCAAAAAAAATAATAGAGGAACATGCAATTTTTGTGGACAGGATTTTTTAATTATAGAAAAACAAACATACGACATTATAAGGGAGTGATATTATGAAATTTAGTTTTAATGCTAATAAAAAAGGATTGAATGCACAAATTAGATACTTTCTAATTTTGACTGAAATGCTAAAAATAAATATGGTTGATAATGAAAAAATAAAAAAAGGTTATTTCATATATGATGTTGAAGAACATTCTTTATCATTAAATCCAGAACCTATTGGAAAAGAATATAGAGAAATACATCAATTTGCACAACAAATGTATTTATTCACTCAAGAAAAAAATATTAATTATGATAAAAAGAAGGTTGAAGAAACAATAAGAATCATAGAAATTTTAAATTATGATTATTTTAGTTTTTTTATTCCAGATGATAAAGAAGAAAACATGAGAAACGTATTAACTACATTAGGAATATTGCAAATTTTAGGTGTTGATTATTCTGATATGGAGGAAACGACTATTTCTGATATTATTGGTAAATATGTGATATATAACAAAACAAACAACAAAATCACTATTGAAGATGAGCCTAAAGGCAGCATAACTCATTTAGATAATGTAGATGATACTGTAGAAACAATGGCACAATTAATTCATATAATTTTTTCTAATACATAATAGGTCGACAAAGCTGGTATAAACCGGCTTTGATGGACTTGATTATATTAATTATTACACCCTTTTAGTTTTGTTACACCCTTTTTAGTTTATCGAGTGAGTTACGGAATTGGTCTGTAACTCATTCTATTAAATTCAAAAAGGAGGGGATTTTATGGTTTTTAATGAAAAAAAGATTAAACTTATTGAGAAGTGCAGTTATGGTGGAGATGTCAGTTTTTTACAAAACGTTTATAACGCTTATCCGTTCGTTATTAACGAAAAACACATTTTTCAAATTTTAGTTTTAAATGATGAAAGGGAAGGTGAAGAAATTTTAAATGACAGTGATTTGTCTCCTTTAACTAATGTTAGAGTATATCATGATATAAGTGATTTTGATGAGGAAGATTGGATGCAGCCAATAATTGATGAATACAACGAAGAAAACACAGTAAAATTTGAAGATTTAAAAGATTATTATAAGAAATTAATTATAATTCAAAATTATGGCTTTGAAGAATTTGATTATCGACCTCAAGAAATGACATTAGAAGAAGCAATTCATATGTTATACAGATTAGCACAAGAAAAATACATGGTTAATAACACTATTGAAGAGAAACTTTTTGAGAGAATTGAGTGGATTTTTGGAGAATATTTTATTTCTTTACAAACCGACATATCGTATGATAAATTCAGATTAAAAGTGTTATTAAGAGATAGTTTTTTTGAAAGTGTTCAGCCAAGAGAGATTTTTTTTGAATATGTAGAATTTTCAAAACATGGAATTTTTGTTTATTTTTATCATAGAAGTACTTATTGTTTTATGGTTTTAGAAGAAGATGTATATAAAGAATACAAGGAGCGTGGTTTTTTTGATTAAAACATATTTATATTATAAAGACTTTAGCTATGCAATTTTTTATGTAAAACAAGATAAAAAAGAGAAGTTTTTTGTGGAAAAGAAAAGATTTTATAAAGGCAAAACAAAAACGACAATGCACCAAGTTAAATTTACAGATGAAGGTATAAAATTATTTCCACGAGTAAGGATAAATAAAAAAATTGAAAAAGAATTAAATTATTTAAGAGATGAAGTTTTAAAGTATAATTATAATGAACGACTTATTTTTTTGAAAGATTATTTTTTGTTATAAATACCTCTTTGATATTTGAGCTGTGAGGGATTTTTATATTAGATTAGATAGATTATACTATTTTTAATAAAAAACGTCTCACAGGGGCTAATATATATCAAATTTTTAATATTTTATATAGAGATTATATTTGAAATTATATAATCTCTTTTTATTTTGCTTTTTAGTTACAATTATTGTTAACCATTGGAAAGTCAATATCAATTTTGTTATAATTGATATAGAGTAACAAAAAAACAAAACTCATAAGGAGGAATTAATTATGTCTCAGATTGAAAAATCTAAAAGTAACACTTTGAGAAGAGATGAAGATAAGATTCAGTTTACATCAGAAGAGGTTAATCTAATTAAACAAAGCATTGCACCTAATCTTAATGATGCTGAATTTGCTTATTTCATTAAACTTTCAAAAAATTTAGGGCTTAATCCATTACTTAATCAAGTATGGGCTGTAAAATTTGGTAATAAACCAGCAGCAATTTTTACTGGTAGAGATGGATTTTTAAGAATTGCTCACGAGTCTGGTTATTTTGCAGGAATGAGAACAAGGGCATTAATTAAGAATAAGAACGGAGAAATTGTAGAATCTGACATTTCTTTAGATGACAAATCTTTAGTTGGAGCCATTTGTTATGTTTACAGGACAGATTGGAAAGAACCATTAATTCAAGCTGTTAGATTGTCAGACTACGACAAAGGTCAGAGTAATTGGAATAAGATGAAAGAAGTAATGATAAAAAAAGTTGCTGAGTCTATGGCTTTAAGAAAAGCATTTTCTATTTACGGAGTTTATGCTGAGGAAGAATTTGACCACGAAAAAGTAAACAAAAGTTCTACAGCTTCAAAAAACGAAAAACAGCAAAAAATAAAAGAAGCTGTTAGCAAAAATAACGTAGAGGATAATGTTAGCACTCAAGACATAGATGACTCACAAGAAAATTCTAAAAAACAGAGCCAACCTTCAGAAGAGGATTTAGCGCAATATGCAAGGTTAAAAAAGGTAGCAGTAGAAAACGCAAAATTGCATAAGATGAAGTTGGAAGATGTTGTAGCACTTATAAAGAAAACTGAAAATATAGATGTAACTAATCAAGCTTCTTATAGTTCAAAACAAGCTGAAGCTTTGGCAAATCAGTTGGAAAGGGCTAATTATCAGAAAAAAATGTCTATAATTATGCAAAAAGAAGATTTAGATTTTGATAAAGTAAAACACATGCTTGAAGATACATTCAATAATTTACAAACACTAGAAGATGTAAAAGAAGCTTATCAAGAATTAGCTACAAATACAGAACTTTTTAAATAATATTAATAAAAGGGAGAGTAACATCTCCCTTATTCATTAGGAGGTTAATTATATGAACGAAGCAAAAAGATTGGTATTACAATTTGATAATCCAGAGAAAAAAGAAACAGTGAGAAAATTATTAAAGTTTTGGAGTGCTTTAGAAGGTGAAACAATGCCGGATGTATTATATAAAAAGTTACAAGAAGCTTATCCAGAAGATTTTAAAAAGTTTGAATAATCACGGGGGTATTTTTTTATGAATAGGGATTTTAAAGGCATTTGGATACCAGCAAACATTTGGTTAGATAAAAATCTCAAAATAATTGAAAAAGTAATGTTAGTTGAAATAAATTCTTTAGACAATAAAGACGGTTGTTATGCTAATAATTATTATTTTGCAGAATTTTTTGATTTATCTAAAAATAGAGTTTCAGAGATATTAAAAACTTTAGAAGAAAAAAAATACATTGCAGTAGATAGAACAGGAAAAAGAGTTATAAAAATCAATAAGGAAAAATTATATGGGGTTCGAGATTCCGACTCAAGGGTTCGAGATTCCGAAGGGGGGTTCGAGATTTCGACTAAAGGGTTCGGAAAATCGAAGCATAATAATACAAATAATAATACAATAAATAATATAAATAATAATAACACTGTGGAAAAACTTTTTGATTTAAAAAAAGATAAAGACAAAAACAATAAAGAAAAAGAAAGCAAATCTCCTTATGAAAGAGGGTTTTATTCTAAATTAGTTGAAGCTTGGAATGAAATTTTTGAAAAACCTCATATAAGAATGACAAACAACAGAAAAAAACATATAAATGCAAGAAGTAATATTTTACCAACCCTTAATGACTGGGAACAATATTTTTTAATGATAAAATCAGATTTATTTTTAGTGAACTCCCTTAAAGGAAATAATCCTAAATGGAAAGGATGTAATTTTGATTGGTTTGTTAAAGAAGGAAACATGGTTAAGACAATTGAAAGAATGGAAAATAAAGGTTTTAAGATAGGGGAGATGAATAAGAATGAAAATCAACGAAATTCGGATGACTCATTCTTTGGAGAATCAGCAGAGATTGAAATCTGACTTAGTAAAAAGTTTTGTCCATAAACTCCCACCTAAATTTGAACATGCTGATTTAAAGAATGTAAATCCAGAAATATTAAAACATTTGAAAAATTATATAGTCAATAAAGAATACCTTGATGGAAAAAATATAATGCTTCAAGGTGGATTTGGTGTAGGAAAGACCTACATAGCTTTTGCTATAGTAAAACAGATTGTAGAAGATATGGCTAAGGAATACAAAAATATATCTTGGGAGTTTATGATTTTAAGTGATTTAGGAGTAGATTTTAAAAATGCTGAATTATCTATTGAAAAAGCTAAAAATTGTAATATCTTAATTTTTGATGATATTTTTGAAGAACAGATGAATAAATACACATCTTTGAAGTTTTATAATTTAGTAAACTACAGATATAATAACAATTTACCTACAATATTTACTACAAATATGGATTTGAAAACTATGAAAGAAGTAGTTTCTGAAAGAGTGGCAGATAGAATAAGAGAAAATCTAAAATTAATCATCTTGAAAGGTGAGAGTAAACGTGGTGATTTGAATGAATAGAAGTGAAGTTGAAAAAATCATACTCGCCTATATCATTGAACATTTTGATGAAAGATACAAAGTTTTTAATAGATTACCTTCTGATTTTATGGAAGGAAAACATAAAAAAATATATGAAAGTTTTATAGAAATGGATACTTTAGATTATGGTATTTTGGAAGCTAAAAGTGGTATACCATCAGATTACTATATAAAACTAATGACAGATACAATAAAAGTAATTTTTGAAGATATAGATATTTATATAAATAAATTAAAAAACATATATGCAGAAGAAAAAATGAATGAAATTTATAATGCTTCCGGAATATCTAATTATCAAAAAATGGAAAGAATGAATAAAGTTCTTATAGAAGTAGAAAAATCTAAACAAAAGAATGATTTTATCAAAGATAAGTACGACTCTTATGACAAAGAATTCACGGAGTCTTACGACTTTAGATATAGTAATGTTTTGCATTCTCAAGCTGGAATGATGCAAACAGATTTAATAATATTAGCTGCTAAACCGAAAAATGGTAAAACTACACTAGCTCTTAATATGGCAAATGATATGCTAAATCAAGGATATAAAATATTGTTTGTTACTTACGAAATAGATGAGCCGATAATTTATCATCATCTTTTAGGGATTGAATATCGCATGACTATGGGATTTATGAAAAATAACACTGCTCAAAGGTTAGCAAGCTCCGAAGATTACACAAAAAGGCATGGAGATAGACTTATGATTAAATCTGATGTAACTTTAGAAGAAATAGATGTTTTAAATAAAACTCATGGTTTTGATTTTATATTTATTGATTATGACAAATTTGTACAAGTTGATAAAAGTTTGAAGTTTCAGAGCGAGGAAAGGAGAATATCATACATTTCAAAAAAGTGTAAAGATATAGCGAAAAGCAGTAAAAACGTTGTAGTTTTGTTATCTCAACTAAATAGAGATGGAAGTACTAAGTTTGCTACATCAAAAGAAGAAGACGCTTCTGTTGTAGTAATGTTAGAAAAGGAAGGGGAAGCATTACTAAAGCAAACTATTAAATACAACAGACATAATCCTAGTGATGATTCTGAAAGTAAATATATCAATTGGAGTAATAAAGCAATATCTTATTAATTTTCTTAACCGTATAGTTATTTATTTCGCCTGAGAGCGATTTTTTTATCTAAATAGATAAATTATACTAAAGGAAAGAAAAAATATCACACAAAGCCTATGATGGATAGGTATGTATTAGGAGGTTATTTTATGCCAGAAGAAAACAAAAAGATTTACGAAGTTACTTTTAAACAAGTTCTTGATGTAGAAAAAGGAACTATTAATACAAGAATGGTGGATGGTGAATTTTTAGGTGATGATAATATTATCAAAGAAATGGCAGAAGCTTACAAAAACGCACTTAATAACATAAAAAAAGAACAAGGGGGAGAATAAAATGGCAATTAAAAAATTAAACATTCAAAATTTTATGGGAATTGAGGAAAAAGAAATTGAAATTGAAGGAAAAATTAATGTAATTAAAGGTAAAAACGGTGCAGGAAAATCTTCTATAATTGAAGCTATAGAAAAATTAATAACTAACAACGATAGAAGAACTGAAACATTAAGACATGGAGCAGATAAAGGTTTTATATTTATACAAACAGATGATGGGAAAGAATTAAGAAGAAATTTAAAATCAAACTCATTAACTTATAAAAACAACGGTGAAAAAGTCGCAAAGGCTCAAACAGTTCTGAATGAACTTGTAGGAGCTTATGCTTTTAACCCTGTTGATTTTATTAATGAAGATTCTAAAAAACAAAATGATTTATTATTAAACAGTTTGGATTTAGAATTAACAGAAGAAATGTTGACAGAAAAATTTGGTGAAGATTGGAAAACTGCAAATGTAGATTTGAATAAACCACCTTTAGAAATAATAAAAGATTTACAAGATTATTTTTACAATGAAAGAAAAGAAATAAACAGGCAAATAAAAGATAGTAAAAATTCTATAAAAGAAACAGAGAACAAACTACCAGAAAATTACGATTACAAGAAATGGGAAAATGTAAAAATGGCTGATTTATACGAAGAACTTAATGAAATTTCGTGGCATAACAAAAAAATAAACGAAGCAAAATCTTACGTTAAGGAAGCAGAATTTAAGATTTCAGAACAAAACAAGCCTATAGATGACGAAATAAATGACATTAATTTTAAAATAAAAGAATTAGAAAACAAGAAAAAGGAATTAGAAAAAGAAAAAGTAGAAAACGAAAAAGAGATAAAAGAAACAGTAAAAGAGATGGAAGAGTTTTTGAAAAATAATGAATTAAAAGATTCAAAAGAAATTAAAGAAAAAGTTGAAAAAACAGATGAAATGAGAACTTATATAAATATGGCTAAAAATCTTGAAGAGGAAAAAGAACTTTTAAAAGATAAAGAAAAAGCAAAAAATATTTATGAAGATTTATTATCTAAAGCCAGAGAACTACCAGAAGAATTATTATCTAAAGCTAAAATGCCTATTGATGGTTTATCAGTAAAAGATGGAAACGTAACTATAAATGGTTTAACAATAGATAACTTAAGCACATCAGAACAGATAAGACTTGCTGTAGATATTGCTAAACTAACATCAAAAGATTTAAAAGTTATTTGCATTGACAGATTTGAGAGTCTTGATAAAAAAACAAAAGAAGAATTTTTTGAACATATTAAAGATGATGATTTCCAATATTTTATAACAGAAGTTGCTGACAATGAAGATGTAGAAATTCAAAATTTAACCGGAGATAAAATAACAAAAGACGAAGAATACAAAGATGAAGATTTAGAAAAAGAAGCCGAAGATATTTTCGGGTGGTAACATGTTTTCTAAAGATAGAAAATCATTAGAAATAATAAATATAATAAAGAAAAATGAAACATTAAAAAAGAATTTTTCATGGATAGCAATCGACTCAACCGTTTATCATTCAGAAGATAAATTAAAGAATTTTTTAAAAAAACAAGTTTTTATTAATTGCAAAAATGAAACGTATAAAAAAAATTGAAGAATGTTTATTCACAGACTTAAGAGATTTATGTTCGAGCTTAGAAGTAGAATTAGAATTAGAAGGAGTAGGTTATTATGGCTAATTATAGTTATTCACAGTTAAAAATGTTTTTAAATTGTAGAGAACAATGGTATTACACTTATGTTTTAAAGAATTTTACTAAAGCAGGTAAAGATGCTCAGATTGGTAGTAGAGTGCATGATTTAATTGCTACCGGAGGAAATATTTTTAAAAATCAAATGAATAATGTCTTTTGGGAACAAGAAGCTCAAGAAATGTATAGAGAAGCAGTTCCACATATAAAACCTTTATTTAAAGATGAAGCCATTTTTGAAAAAGAAATAATAATTGATTATGACGGAGATAAAATAAAAGGTTATATAGATTATTTGCTTCCTGTAAAAGAAAAAGGTAAAAAAGTATTATATATAATAGATTGGAAAACAGGACAGAGGAGAAACGAGTTAATGCAATTAAAATTTTATGCTTGGCTTGTATATAAAGATACCGAAGGAAAATATGATGAATATAGAGGTATGCTTTATTTTATAAAATCAAGAATAAAATCTAACAAAGTTATTTATACTTATCCTTATCATGATGATAAAAATTCTCCTGAATATAAAAAACCTAAATTCCATGTTTTAAATGAGCAAGATATTTATTCAATTGATGAAATGGTAAGTGTTACGATAGACGAAATGAAAGATTATAGAGAAAGAACTGATAATGAAATAGAATATACTCCTAGTAACGATGCTTGTAGATTTTGTAATTTTGATGATTGTCCCTTTAGGGCTGTACCTAGATGGCAAGGATAACAGGAGTTTAACGAAATATAAATGAATATTAACCACCTCTTTACATTAACTTGTCAATTATACCTGTAATAGTGATATAATAAAAATAGAAAAATTTATAAGAGGTGGTGATTTATTCTATTGAAGTATAAACATTATTATGAAAGCTATACCTTGTATATTAAAAAGTCAAGAAGTAAAGAATTTAACTATTACAAAGAAAGGTTAAAGAAAAAACTTGATAAGGAAAACGTGTCTATTGGAGACTGGTTTATCGAGCAAATTAAAAAGTATTTAAAAAAATAGGAGGTAAGTTGTATGGAAGTAATGAAAAAACATGAAAGTTTTGATAGTTTACCTAAAAAATTACAAGATGTTGTGAATTACCTTTTTCAAGATGATTCTGGTAGGTTGTATATTTCTGACTCTACAAAGATAAAAAATGTAGTAGAAGATGAAAATACAAATGTTTTAAAAATAAAACTACAAGGTGTTTTGAATTTGAGTTTTAAACACACATCAAAAAAAGTTATGACTAAAGAAGGAGAAATAGACCAAGAAAATTTGAGTTTCATTATTAAATTTGCTAACAAAGAAGAGGTTGTTTTCATAAAAGATTTTGAAAAGAATATGGAAATGATAAAAGATATAGTTGACGATGTAAAAGAAAGAATTCAAGATATAATCGTTGATTGTATGGATGTAAGTTTAGAAAAAATAAGAAAACAAAATGATAAAATAGACCCGTTTCAAGATGAAGATTCTCAAGAAGAATTTCAAGAAAAGGATGATGGCTTATGGAAGAACGCTTAACACATAGAGAAATGTTTGAAAGATGGTATCAAAAACACGCAAAAGGAAAGATAAAAAAAGAAGACGCAAGAAAAGTATTTAGAGGTGTTTTTGAAGAAATAGTTGATGTAGTTAGAGAAGATAAAAGAGTTGTTATAGATGGTTTTGGAGCTTTTTATCCTTTTATGTTTCAAAGAAGTGGATATAAATCTTATTTAATTGATGATGTAGATTCTGAAATTAATAAGAAAATTTTAAAATTTAGCAAATCTAAGGTTTTACACCTTTAAGGAGGTTATATACATGGATAGCGTAATAGAATTCATCACCGGAAAAGTTATGCATACAATAGAAGAGCAAACTTTACAATCAATAGGTAAAAAATATGTAGACCTTGCTATTATGTCTTATAAAGGAAAAAATAAAGATGGTACTTTTAAGCCCGGAGTTTGGAGAAACATAAGAATTTTTGAAGATGACTATACTTACAAGTTTGTTAGTCAATATATTCAAAAAGGAGATAAAGTTTCTGCAGTTTTAGATGTTTATAGTTCGGAAAAAGATGGAAAAAATTTCGAGAATTATAACATAATTAGAATAAATAAAATGTATTTAGATTCAAATAATTCTGAAAATCAAAATAATAATACTTCAAAAAATGATAATTTTGATGCTTCTAAATATGCAGACGATTCTCCTAAAGAAGAAATTAAAACACCAGAAGAATGGGATACAGACCCATTTGCAAATATAGAAGGAGACGAAAATGGCTCAGATGATAACCCGTTAAAAGGGTGGTAATTATATAGGAGGTTTTTAACTTGTCAGTAATTGCAATAAAAGATAAATATCTAAAAAACGTTAATGATGTAAGAGAATTATATAGAGTTATAAATGGTTATTCAGATTTAATGCAAAAAAATAAAGCTGAAAAAGATACAGCGTATAGACACTTAATTGTATATATAGTTGTTGAAAACAAAGACGGAGAAATATTAACTTATCAAAGAAAATCTGGAAACGAAACAAGATTACATGGTCATAAGAGCCTTGGAGTCGGAGGTCATGTGGAAGATACTGATTTATTATACACCGACAGAAGAGGTTTGAAAAAAATGCATAACAAAAGAGTTTCAGCTATTGAAAAGGCAAGAGTTAGAGAATTAATTGAAGAACTAGGGCTTTCAGAAGATGAAATAAATTCTTGCAAATCTGAGAAAATAGGATTTATAAAAATTGATGAATTACCAGTTGATTCTGTTCATTTAGGTATTGTCTTTAAAATAAAATTAAAAAAAGATATGAAAATCAATCAAAATCATGAGTTGCATAACATGGAATTCAAAAAAATAGAAGATTTAGAAAAAGAGATTGATAGTTATGAAAGTTGGTCTAAATATGTTTTTTGGAGATTATTAAAATGAAGAATTTAGAAATTGTTATCCCATTAAATCCTACCACTAAGAAAAACAGTAACCAGATTATTTATACTAAAAGAAACGGAAAGAAAGTTCCTATGGTTATTCCTTCTAAAAAATACAGAGATTACGAAAAACAATGCAAACCTTATTTAGAACATCACAACTATTCAATTGAAAGACCAATTAATTTAAAATGCGAGTTTTACAGAAAAGACAAAAGAAGAGTTGACCTTGTAGGTTTGTTACAAGCAATTCAAGATATCATGGTTAAATACAAAGTTATAAAAGATGATAATCACAAAATAGTTTATTCAACTGACGGAAGTTCAGTTAGTTATGATAAAGAAAATCCCAGAACAGAAATAACAATAACACCATTGTAAAAAAAAGGGGGTGTAGAGCCTTGGCGATAGTCAAGGCTTTATTTGAATGGACACAAAAAACATAAGAAAAAATATGGATAGAGCAATAAAAGAAAATAAATATTTTGTTATTGCAGAAGTTAAAGTAGATGGTAATGGAAGATTAGAAATAGTTCCTTATGTTTCCTTTCCTCGAGGAATTAATCACAAAAAAGTTTATGAACAATTAAATAGTCATAACTTTTTGAAAAGTAAATACATAATAAATAAAATTAATATTTTACATCATCAATTATACGACTGTAAAACAATTTTTATGATAGCAGATTCAAGTAGATTGACAGAATATACTTTCGAAATAATAGGCAAAAATAAAAAAGGGGTGTTTTAAAATGGAAAATTAAATTAATTTAGATAAAGCAATAGAGATTTTAGAAGATTTAGCAGACAAATATAATGATGATGGAGAAGTTCTTTCAGATATTTTAAAAGTTATTCAATATTTGGAATTAAAGAATTAATAATAAGGGGGTTTTATTATGGCTGATAATAGAATAACAACAGAAGAAAAAATAATTGATGAATTAAGTTTAATTTTTGGTAAAACTTGGCAAGATGAGGAAAGTTTAATATTGACGTTTAAATCGCTTCCTAAGCCTTTTAAATTTATTTCTAAAGAAAGTACCGAAAAAGAATTAAAAATCCAATACGAGCTAAATAACAAGCCTTATATTGCTCATTTTGAATTCAATATCTACGGAGAGGTTATATTTAAAACGAACGAAGAATTATAAAGGAGAAATTTCAAATGATTTTATTAAAAGGAATTACTCATAACGAAATAAACACAAAATCAAGAGTTGAAATAGAACTTTTAGCTTCAAAAATAGGTGTATATGTAGAAGAATTTGGAAACGAAAATCATGTACACCTTACTGATAATTTCAAAATAATAACAAAAGAACATTTAAAAAAAAGAAATTATAAAATAGTTACTCAGTCTGAATTAGAAAGAAAAAAAGAAATAAAGAAAAATAATGTGGAAATTTGGAATTATGTTGCTGAAAAAACAAAATTAAAAAGAGCAACCGTTTATCAAAAACTAAAAAGAGTTTTGTTTGAAAAAAATGAAAACTTGTTAGGACAAGAAATACCAGTTTACACAAAAAAAGAAGCAGATATAATAATTGATTATATAAATAATCATCCGGCTAGATTTTCTGTTTTGCGTTTAATAACACCTTTAGACTCTATAAGTTTTTTTAAATCTTTTATTTTAGTTAGTGAAATAAGCAATAATCATAAGGTAAAACAATTTTTAGGTAACAAAAAATACGCTTTAAAAATGTATAACAGAAGAGTTATATTAAAAACAAACTTAAATAAAGCTTTAAAAGATGTAAAAGAATATTACGGAGATGATTTATATGAAAAAACGATACTTGTGTAAAAAATGTGGAAAAATATATATGCCTTATGGACACCCTTATAATAATTTCTTGAGTAATAAATATACTGGCGAAAGAGTTGAAAATGTTGATAAGTTTAATGAAGAGTATTGTTGTTCTTCTTGTGAAAATCCTTTTACTAGCGAAAATTTTATTTTATATATGCCAGAGACTTTTCAAGAAAAATAAGGAGTGATTTTATGATAATAACTTTATCAATAGCACACACAGCACTTTTTATTTTTGATATTATTCTTATTTCAAAAATAATAAAAAAAAGAAGGCGAAAATAATGTTAGAAATTTCTGTTTTAATTCATTTGTTAATTACATATATTTTAGTTTTTTTAGCTCACAAAGACGAAGGAGATGGTGAAAATAAAAATATTTAATGATGTTGAAGTATCAATTTTTAAAAATGTTACTAACAAAGATTATGCTGAAACAGCATTTTTTGCTAGGTTAAGTCGTTATAACTATATGGAACGTTCTAAAAAAACTGATTTAGAAACGGTTAATTTTTTAGCAAAAAAAGGTCATTATACACCTTTAAGAAATCTTACAATAGGATTTGAATTTACTATTCCTATAGTAACTGCAAGACAAATAATGAGAACTAATACTGGTGTTATTTGGAATGAAATGTCTTTAAGATATAACAAAAAGCCTTTAGGTGTTTTTATTCCTAAAGGTATTAACGAAGATAAAATTTTTGAAATTATATTAGAGTCTTATAGTAAAAGTTTTGAAGTTTATAACAAGTTGATGGACTCTGGTTTAAAACCAGAAAAGGCAAGATGTGTTTTACCGGTTTACACAGCTACAAAATTAGGTGGAATATTTAATTTTCAGTCTTTGTTAGAATTTCTACAAAAAAGAACTAAATATGATGTACAAGATATAACTAGAAGCACTTCTAATAAGATGCTTGAGCTAGTAAAAGATATACCACCTTTTAATTTAATAAAAAAAATATTATAAAAGGATAGGGGGATTTTAAATGTTTGAAATATTAATAATAATATTTGCTTTATTTTTGATATCT